AAGAATCCTAAATCTGCTCACGCTAAGATCTTTGCTAGGAGACTTGGTAAGACCGTTGCTGAGGTTATAGGAACAGTAAAGGAAGAGGTTATTGAGCCTATCAAAGAAGAAGTTATTGAGCCTGTAAAAAAGGCAGTAAAAAAGAAAACTACTAAAAAGAAGGACGAGGAGTAGTTATGCGTCAGGTCATAAAACCTTATACTAAAATCTATACTATTTCTGCTAATACAACAGAGGTTATAGAACTTCGGGATACATCTGGAACTTTAGTAGAGTGTAACTACCTTTCTGTAGAGGGAAATACTAGTGTTACTGCTATTGGATATATTCATCTTCAACCTTCTTCAGTTTATGCTAATCAAGTGGACCTTTCTTCCACTTCAGGCGTTACTACTTTTTCTGGGGCTGGAGGTGTTACTTTTCAGTATGGTGGTGGCCCTATTGAGATAAGTGTAGCAGACTTTGATAGGTTTAATGCTGTTAGTATTACATCGTATGGAGCCAATGCTGGCCTAATTCTAAACTATGGAGTTATTAAACACCAAAACCCCTTAAGGGATAATGAACGCTTTGGTGGAGAGTAATGTTTCTTGAAACTTTTGGATTTCAAGGTAAAGCACTAGGAACTCCTAGAAGAGCTTTGTCTAGAGGTCAAGTTAGCACTGTAAGAGTTGCTAGATACTTATTTGAAATTGCTTCTGTGGTTTCTCCTGTTCCTGAAGAACCTGCTGCGGCTGAGGTTGCCGAGTTCCCAGCGCAAGGAGGAGGTACTGGTCTTACTTTTACAAGTATTAGCGGTAATGGAGATGGTTATCGAGTAACTGTGTTCTACGAGTTTGTTATGTTTGGTGGAGCTACTTACTATATTACAGTTTACCAACCAAATGGAACTCTTGTATTTTCTACAGGAACAGCTTCGCTTGCTCAATCTGTAACTAATGCTCAAAATGCTGCCGCTCTTAGTGGTATTTTAGAAGTAACCTTAGCAGAAGGTGTTACAGCGGTTGTTTACAGCAATTCAACCGCAGCAAGAGACGGAACTGTTGTTTGATATAATAGTTAAATCTTAAGAGGGAGGTTTGTATTTTTAATATACGCCTCTCTATTTTTATGCCAAGAATCTCTACCTACAAGCTCTCCCCCAGAGTTATGAACAATGTTCATATGAATAGCTTTATTTTTAAATCCATTTAGGTGAGCAGTAGTAGTATAATGGATATCATAAAAATCCCAACCTCCTTCAAAGTAGTCTGGTTTTGCTAATCCTATTTGTTTTACTGTTTCTGCTTTTGTTGCTAGAAATAAGCCATCTAAAGCAACTACTTCCCCTGGAGGCCCATAAGGGGTATCATACTCTTTGTTTTGTTTATCTACATGAATAACAAAACCTCTATGGAATCCTGCTTTCCATAGTTCGTGATCCCACCATACTGCGTTTTCTGATAATCTGGTTGTTCCCGCTGGACCAACAAATCCAGGCTTATCCCCAGATAAAGCTTCTTTTAATTTATTTTTAAATATCTCTGGTTCTTCTCTAATCTCAATATCATCATGGCAGAATATAAATATATCTTCATTATTAGGTTTTACATGATTAAAAGCCTTTTCATAAGCCGAGAAGATAGAATCAGCACCAGCCATAACCAAGGTTTTAATTTCACACTTAGCCATAAACTCTAATAGCTTTTGTGTAGTCTTAGTTATTTTTTCTGATGATCTAGTACAAAAAACACAGTATATATTCATATACTATAATAATATAAACTAAGAATTATTTTATGGAAAACGAAGAATTATTTGAAGAGTTTAAGAGGTGCCGAGACAACCCAGAACACTTTATTTCAAATTACATAAAGGTTACACACCCAGTAAGAGGGTTGGTTCCCTTTAAGTTATATCCATTTCAGAAAAAGATTCTCGTTGATTTAGAAAATAATAGATTCAATATTCTTCGTAAGTTTAGACAGGCAGGATGTACTACCATCGCAGCCGCGTATAGCTTATGGATGGTTATCTTTCAAAAACACAAATCAGTCGTTATCCTATCCAAAGGTGACGCAGAATCTACAGAAGTTCTAGATAGGATTAAACTAATGTATGACGAACTTCCTGATTTCTTAAAGCCTGGAATTGTAGAAGATAATAAGCATACTCTAAAACTTAAAACTCAGTCCGTAATTAAATCAAGACCTTCTGGTAAGCAGTCTGGTCGTTCGCTCGCTGGCTCTTTCCTAGTAATTGACGAGGCGGCGTTCATTGAAAACATTGATACCATTTGGGCTGCCGTTTATCCTATTATTTCAACAGGTGGTCGGGCGTTTGTTTTATCTACAGTTAATGGTATCGGCAACTGGTATCATGATGTGTATCAGAAGGCTATTGATGGCCAAAACTCCTTTAATCCAATTGACATTAAATGGCAAGAGCACCCAGAGTACAACTATACCCCTGGATTTGAGTACCTATACGAGGAGATGGCACAGAAGGGCCTTGATATCTATAAATGGGAAGAAACCACTAGACGAAATATGCCCCTCAAACAATGGCTACAAGAATATGAGTGTAGCTTTTTAGGAACAGGGGAAACCTACATTGAAGGGCAGATACTTAACGAAATAGCTTCTCAAGTAAGTGAAGATTATTATATAAAATATAATAACAGAATGAGGGTATGGCAGGACCCTCACCCAGAATATAGCTATGTGATTGCCTGTGATGTCTCTCTGGGCAGAGATCGAGATTACTCAGCTTTTCATATTGTTAATATGTACAATGGTCAACAGGTTGCTGAGTTTTACTCTAATAAAACTCCAATTAATGAGTTTGCTAAAATTATTACCTCTGAAGCTACGCTATATAATATAGCTCATGTTATTTGTGAAAGAAATACTATTGGAAATAATCTAATTGATTGGCTTTTCAATATAAACGAGTATGAGAACTTATGGATGGATGAGCGAGGAGACATTGGATTTCAAACTACAGCAAAAAACAGAGAAACTATACTAGCCGACTTGGAAGAGGCACTAAGAACTGAATCAATAAAGATTAACTCAAAACGAACTGTGGACGAGCTAATGACATTTATTATTAAAGAAAATGGAAAAGCAAAGGCAGAAAAAGGACATCATGATGATCTTATTATGAGCCTAGCATTAGCTGTTCATTGTTACAAAAACTTAATTCAAGAAGGAAATATTGATTTTGTGTCAAAGATTCCTCACCAAGATACACCAATGGCTCCATCAAAAAGCTACAAAGCGGCGATCAAGACAGCATACGGCGCTATTTCTGAGGAAGATTATAAATGGCTGATAAAATAGAAAACAACAGATTACAAGAGGGTTATACCGAGTTTGGTAGCAATACTGGAGCTACTACTGGGTACTTTATTCCTAGTGGTCCTCTTGGAAGATTTTTTGCCAAGTTCTTTGCTACAAAAGCACAAAAAGAAATAGTAAAAGAGATTGAAAAAGGAGGACCAACTCCAATCCAAGGAGATACGGTAATCAATACTGATGTAATAAAGCCTCCAAAAGAAGATATACCTGCTACAGGTAGTGTTGTTAGAAATCCAGTTCTTCCTCAACTAGAAATGAACCGCAAGAAGCGGTATAAAGAGTATGAGGAAATGGACGAGTACCCAGAGATCGGTGCTGCGTTTGATATTTATGCTGATGATTCAACCCAAAGAGGTCTTCGTGGAGAACGATGGTCTGTCAAATCAAAGAACGATATGGCTGTTGAAGAGATTGAAGAACTTTTTGAAACTATTCAACTAGATCGCTATCTTTGGGATATTATTAGAAATACTGTAAAGTATGGAGACTGCTTTACTGAACTTATTCTTGATATAAATAAACCTCAAGAGGGTTTGAAAAAGATCAAGATTCTAAATCCAAACTTCATCCTTAGAGTTGAAAATGAGTATGGCTATCTGAAGCAGTTCCTTCAGGAAATTCCTAATATGGACACTTTCAACTACGGGGCTGCCTCAGAAACAAGTAAGCCAGTAAAGTATGTTGAGTTAGATAAAAATCAGATTGTCCACTTTAGGCTCCACACCTCAGATCCAATATTTTATCCATATGGTAAATCCATCGCAGCCCTGTGCCATCGTATTTTTAGATCTCTAAAGATGATGGAAGATGCCATGATGATTTACAGGTTATCCAGAGCACCTGAAAGACGTATTTTCTATATTGATACTGGAAATCTTCCAACAAGTAAGGCTGAGATGTTTATTGAGCGCATCAAGGCTAAGTTCAAAAAGGAAAAATACTACAACTCAACTCAAGGAACTGTAGACTCAAGACACAACCCTCTGTCTATGGACGAAGACTTCTTTGTTCCTACTAAAAACGGTAGAGGAACTAAGATTGATACCCTTCCTGGAGCACAAAATCTTGGAGAAATCGAGGATGTTAGATACTATAGAGATAAACTTCTCGCTGCCCTCAAGATTCCAAAGGACTATGTTGTAGAGAAAGATAAGTCCCCAGAAAGAAAAGCTAACCTTTCTCAACTAGACGCTAAGTTTGCTAGAACTATTCTTAGAGTTCAAACTAACATTGAGTCTGGTTTAGAAAATATAGCAAAGAGACATCTTCAACTAAAGGGCTACCCAGCAACAGTAATCAAAGAACTGCGGATTCGTCTACCTGAGCCTTCTGATATTTCTAGTAAGCGTAAACTAGAGATTGATGAGCAGAAGACTAGGGTTATTCAAGCTGTTCAAGGTCTTGGTCTTTTATCTAAAAAACAGATCTATCGTGAGTATTTTGAGATGACTGACGAAGAGGTTGAACGGATGCTTGAAGAAATAGAGCAAGAAACAGAAAAGGAAATGGAGAAAGAGCAAGAACGAGTTGCTGCGGGCCTAACTCCAGAACCAGGACAGGGTGGAGCAGCCCCACAACAACCACAACCAACGGCTGAAAGTAAGGTCAACTATCTAGATTTTCTAAAAAATAGAATAGATGAAGGTCACAACTTAAAGGTTCTAGAAAGAATAATTACTAAACAATCACAAAAACCTAAAAAACTGCTATAAAACTTAGCTATATAAGGTAAATGGAG